TCTTTCTTACGAGGATTTTGTAAAAACACGTAAGAACCACGGACGTCTTGTAAGATAATTTTAGCCATTTTGTTGTTTCCTTCGTTTACTGTTTAGGTTGGTTTACTGAGCGGCATTATGCCTTGTTAATCCAGGTTTGTAAAGTCACTGATAATCGTCGGTAGGATGGCCGGTCGAGTATCAGATATTGGAGCAATCACCAGCTCACCAGGAGCTTTGGTGGTGACTTGTTCCATTATTGCTTTGACCGCTGGTCCGACAGGTTTAACCTTGCGATCTTTTAAAACCTTTTTGAGCTTGTCCTCTAAAGAGCTTAAAGAGCAGACCTTGCGCTCGTAAAGATCTTCAGGCTGTAGATAGTCTAACAGCGGTGAAAAGTCTTCGTCTGTTGCATCTTCGGTAAGCTTACGTTGAGTAGTACGTTCTACCAGCTTGTAACCATGTTCATAAGCTGTTGAACCATGATCTACTTCTATTTTAACTTGGTTCTCTACAGCTACTAAAAACGAACGGATCATGTCTGCGTTTTGCATAACAAACATCTTCTGTTGCTCGGTCATAACCCTTACATCTGGTAAGTCAGACTCGTCAGTGAACTCGTCAAAATCCAGCATGGCTGTTTCTTGAGTTGCACCATAAATAGCTGAACATTGACCGGCTGCGGGACAGAATTTACAACCCTCAACCGAAGCTACTATTTTAGCGTTAGGATTGTGAGTCTCTTTAGCTGCCGGTACTAGCTGGTTATCCTGCCAGTCTATCAAGTAGTCGTAAGTAGTTGTCCAGCTACGGATAGGACCTCTGTGGTGTATGGCTCTAGGTTGAGATATCGTGACTGTTATAACCTCAACCCACTCAGGTTCTTTTACAGACGGCATAGCCAAAGCGCCTAAAGCATAAGACATAGCTTGAGGATTATCTTCTGGTTCTACTGCTACACCGGCTCCATGCTTATAATCTATAATCTCAATCTCGATAAGCTGACCTTGGTTGTAAACCATAAGGATAACGTCAGCAGTACCGCCGTCCATACCAGCTACACCAAGATGCTCTAAGCTTACTCTTTCTTCTACTATAAGAACTACGTCGTAACCTTGAGCTTCAAACCCGTATATTCTGTCACGGATATAGTCTAAGCTAAGCTGTACAGCTTTAACCATATCTTCGTTTACAGTAAAGGACATACCGTCAGCTTTAATAGTTTTACCTAAAAAGCATTGGCGTTGAGCTCTTTTAGTAAACACTGCTCGTGAACCTCGTGAGCTACTGTACCTTCGGCCGCATAGACGGACGGTACATCTACTATGTTAAGATCCTCAACTAACTTTACAGATCCAGGACAGGTCATCCAGCGTTTTGCACCGCTAGGGCTTAGCTTAGCATGATCTTTAGCGTTATCGTCACTCATATTGCTATACCATACTCTACATCTGCGTCAGGATGTACTTTATAAGTAGCACCACAATCTTCACACTTAAAAGTTTGACCTCTGGGGTCGACTACAAAACCTTCTTCGTAATTTCCGCATTCGGGACATCTTAAAGAAACTTCAGTAGTATATAGCATACTTACAGTTTTCATACCTAACTCCTGTTATACTGTATAATCTTTAGTTTACACCAAGTTGCTATTTTAAGCCGCCTGCGCTTACGCTCCTGACCAACTATAGCTGACCTAGGAACCCAAAAACCCATGACTTTACCGTCTAGTTCCTCAGTACAGAAAAATCTGGCTTTAAACGTACCGTCGCCTACTTCGTAAAGGAAGTCTTGTTTATAGGACTCTACTTTGCGCTCCTCCTCAGCTTTACAGCTATAAGAGGAATATGAATCTAACCAGCTTTGGTTGAGTATAGCCCAGTCTTTGTCCGTCATGTTCTGAGACATACTAAGCTCCTAACAATTTAGTTGAATTTTTACCCTGTAAAGCTCGGCTCAGCTGAACTTTATCACCAGTGTTTTGACCGGCTGTATAACCAGATATATCGTCTGCTTTGGTTCGGGTAGGTTTGTTTTTAAGACCCGCTATGTTATCTGCAATCCATCCTGTAACAAGTTTAGCGGACTGCTCGTACGTGCTTAGCATAACAGGTAGCAGGCTACCGTCTTCGTCCTGTAAAGAGCCTTCTTTAGCGCTACGGATAAGTTGCTCACAGCGCTCAGTAATACGACGCTGAGCGCCAGTCCAAAAGCTGTTTACAAACGTACAGTTCTCTTTACCGTAAAGCTTTTTAGACTCACGGCGTGACTCACGCTCTACAGTAGTTACAACCATCTGGAAGATGTGCATTGCGAACATACGGTTAGCTTCAGTACCTACAAAGATGAACATACCGTTCTTACTGTTGCGTAAACGACTGGTATAGAACTCACAGAAATACAACCTAGCAATAGACTGAGCTACTAACTGCTTCCAAGGTCTTACACTGGTGTTGATTGACTCCTGACCGACATTGTCCTCATTACGCTCAAGGTCAGTCATAGAGATATTGTGCTTAGCTAACAGAGAATGTAAACGGCGAGCAGCTGCAAGAGCTTCATGCTCGTTATTTGATTCGGTAAGAGCCAGTAGTTTGCGAAGCTTTTCAATGGTTTTAGAATCTGTCATGGTAGTGTCCTGTTTTACTGTTTTAGTCTTATCTATGCAGATTATTGCACGACAATCATCATAGGTAAAGCTAAATGTGAAAATAAATGGCGCACCCTACAGGATTCGAACCTGTGACCCACGGCTTAGAAGGCCGTTGCTCTATCCAACTGAGCTAAGAGTGCTATGGTGTCCCCTACTGGATTTGAACCAGTGACCTACCGATTATGAGTCGGACGCTCTAACCAACTGAGCTAAGGGGACTTTGTTGCGCCCTAGTTTAAAGACTGTTTGCGATTTTGTCTCTTAAGACTCCGGCTATCGGATTGTTCGCAAAGGGTACGCTCTCGGTCTGAACCTAACCTATTACTGGAAAGCAGCGAACATCGCGGCTAACTGTTTAGGCGTACACTTGTCGATAGCTGTTAAAGTTGGTGCTCCGTGTTTGGTCATGATTTCTTTGGCTTCGTCACGACCTACATCTTTGGCATACGCTTTGGCCGCTGCTTTAACAGACTCAACCGTTACTTCAGCTTCGTCTTCTAAGCCGTCTTCGTCATCATCAAAACCATCATCTTCAGGTTCATCTACTGCTGATTCGGTCGGACCGGCATTTAATACTTCCATCAGGTCGGCGTACTGACTTGCGTCAACAGCAGCAACAGACTTAGCTAATGATGCACCCAGCGTGATACCGGCTTCGGTTAAAGTGGCGTCGATGAATTCCTGGCCGTGTTCAGCTTTAACTTTTTTGATGCAGTCTTTAAACTGGTCGTAAGTCGGACCTTCGGCTGCTTTAGCTGGAGCTTTGGCATTAGTGGTTTTAGCTGGCGCTTTTTCAGCAGCTTTGGTTGGAGCCGGTTCTTCGGTGACTGTTGAACTACCTAAAACCAGTTGGCTGACTTGGTCAATCAGTGCTGCATTAGCAGGTAAAAGCGCGATTTGGAACGTTACGAAATTGTTCATGGTATATCCTTACAAGTTAAAGTGAGTTACTGTTAAGCTGGTTTGCTGTGTTTGCTAGACCAGTGGAGCTATTCTGCCTGAGGTGTTTAGGTAAAGCAAGCGTTTTTTGTGTCGTAAACGGTGTTTTTTATCAGGGGCTTGCTTGGTGTCTTTTTTGGGTGCATAATGCTCAGACTGACATATAAATAAAGAGGTAAAGCCAGTGCTAACAATGACACTAGAGCAGTTGCGAAAAGAGCACAAAGCCGCTCTTCAACAACTGATAGACCATGCCGGTAGTCAGGTTCATCTAGCTAAAATGCTACAGGTAGAAGTAGAAGTCGTCAAATCCTGGGTGCGACGCGAACGTATATCCAAAAACGGTGCTATTAAAGTGACCGAGCACCAAACCTTAAAAGAGAAGTTTACCCTACAGCAGTTACGCCCAGAACTTTGAGGTAATAATGTATAACAAAAAAGAGCTAAGACCTTACCTAGCTTTTGCTAAGACCGGTGCTGACATTATTCCTATTAATGTTTGGAACAAGATGGTTAAGGGTAAAGAGCGCGGTAAGACGCCAGTCGACAAAGACTGGACAACCAAAGATTATAAAGTCTCAGACGTTGAAAAGTGGATCGAGAAGGGTTACAACCTCGGCTATCGTATACCACATAACGAAGTCGTAATTGACATGGATCCTCGCAATTACAAGGGTGAAGACGTTGAGTCTGCAGTTGCCGAACTGTTTGGTTATTTTGACTTTGAAGAACTAACCGAAGAATTACCTTGCGTTAAGACCGGTGGTGGTGGATGGCATATTTATTGCACCTTACCCGAAGAAGTTTATTGCGGTCTGCTGCGTGAGACTTTGGAAGATCTTCCTGGAGTTGAGTTTAAACGTCTTGGTCGTCAGGTGTTGTGTGCTGGTAGTAAACACCCTAGCGGTAATTACTATAAGTGGGTTAACAGCAACAGTGATAAACAAGACTTACCTGAGAGCATCCTGGCTTTAATACAACGTCCAGAAAAAACCAAAAAGGACGAGTACTCCAGTGGTAAAGGTTGTCTAACTGGTCAACAACTGCAAGACCTGATACTCTCCAAGCTTAACCCTGAAGACTTTGGTAGCAACGACGAATGGTTTCCTTTGTTGTGCGGTGCGCATCATGCTACTGATGGTCAGGGGATTGAAGAGTTCGTAGCTTGGTCGTTACAAGACGATATGTATTCTGAAGAAGAGAACACTATACGTACACGATGGGAATCTTTATGGGATAAAGACAACTCAACTACTATAGGTACTTTGATTCGCCAGCTGGAGCAGTTCGGTGAAGATACTAAGGATGTAAAGGCTATACTCAGCTTTGGCAACCAGTATTTAAACGACGAAGATGACGAAGACAACAGCGACGAAGCATCTATGCTCAAGGACAGTAAACGTCTAGCCGCTGAGATTGACATTGGTGATATCTTCAACGACCCAGAAATGGAAGAAGGTGTAGAAGGTCGAGCAATAGAAGCTGCAAACGAGTTAAGACCAAACAGCGACTCTGAAGACATTATGCGCTGTTTACGTCTTATTAAAGCTGCTGACACGTTTGAGTCTATGCGCGCTCAGGAGATACTCGTAGCTAACAAAGTAATGAAGCAGTCCAACATCAACAAGATGCTAAAAGAGTTAGATACTAAACTCTCAGACGACTTAGCCTTATTACTTAGCCGTAAGACTTTAGAAGTCACCTTTAATAAAGGCAAGCATTTAACCTGCCCTCCATCTGGTGTTCTGTGGGCTTACCATAAGACTCACTGGAAGCCAATATCAGACGAATTCCTGGCTAAGCTGGTACAGGCAACGCTACACGGCATAAAGGAAAAGATGAGCTTAGAACTCCCCGAGCTAACTTTAATCCAACAGGCCGTTAAGCTGGCGCGTATTCAGGTGAGTACCTTAGCTGACCGTATATTTAAAAAGGATATGCCGTCAAGCGTTATTAACTGTAAGAACGGCGAGTTGTGGATTAACAAAGATGGCTCTCACGTATTAAAGCCGCATACGTATCGTAGCTACCTGATTAACTGTCTTAACGTTGATTACGACCCAGCAGCTGAGTGTCCTTTGTTTATGCAGACATTGAGTGAAATCTTTGCTGAGTTTGACGACGGTGAAGATATGATACGTCACATGGGTGAGTTGATGGGTTATACGTCTCAACCGTATAAGAACATTGCAAGCTGGTGGTTATTCCGAGGTCCTGGTGGTGATGGTAAGTCTACTATCCTAAAGATTATGGAAGCAATCCTCCAAGACAGTCAGCTAATGACCACGGTTAAGCTGTTAAGCGCCGGTACAGATACCAGTAATAACCATGCCTTAAACTCCTTGGTCGCTAAACTGGCGGTTGTGGTTGAGGAATTACCGGCTGGTTACTTGTTAAAGGATGCTGGTGTTAAGATGTTCTCTGAGAATACTAAAATGGAAGCGAACCCTAAAGGTCGTGAAGCTTTCCACTTTATGTACGCCGGCAATTTGATTATGTGTAGCAACGGTTGGCCAGCGACTCGCGACCTTAGTCATGGTATGTTCCGTCGGGCTAATGTAATACCGTTCAGCCGTCAGTTTACCAAACATAATCAGGAAGATGTAGACCGAGTCCTTAATATCACTCAAAATCCCAAAGAGATGGCTGGCGTACTTAACTTTATGTTAGAAGGTCTGCAGCGCTTGCGTAGTCGTGGTAAGTTCAAAATGCCAGAGTCTTGTAAACAGGCTAAGGATGAGTGGTTTGGTCATGCTAACAATGTTGTACGCTTCCTTAAAGAGAAGGTTGAGTTTACTGGTAACGCTAACCAGATTGTTGCTGACTTTAGCGATTTCTACGGTATTGTGTATAACGAGTGGTGCCAAGACAACGACATCGACGAGAAGATGCGCAAGCGCAAATCCCACTTCAAGCAAGATTTGATAAGCCTTGGTTATAGCGTCCGTATTGGTGGTGGTAACGCGCTGAAAGTTTACGGCGGTAAAATGCTTGACGGTGTAAAGTCGGATGTGACTGCAGACTTTGATAGTGTATTAGACAGTGAGGAAAGTCCGGATTTGGACTCTGATGGTTTTGAGTTTGAGGAAGATTTTGATGATTTGTAGCAAGGTGCTTTGGAACTGTCAAGGATTGTTTGTGAATAATCTTTGACAGTTTGGATACTTGGATACAGGGAAGGGTTAGAAAGGTTAGAAAATGGAAGGTAGGAAACAGGGATAGTTGGAAATGTTTTAGGGTAAGAAGTGGTCAGGGTTAGAAAAGGTGTGTTTTAATTAAATATTAATGCAGGTTAAATAAAAACTGTAATAAATATTTTTATATATGTGTTAGGTCAGGACGATTTTACACCTTTTCTAACCCTATGGTAAAAACACCGCTTCTGTGACGGTTTATTTCAAAAGATTAATCAAAACAGGAATTATTTATGGAACAATCAAAAACTCCGCGTCACGTAAGTATCGACTTGGAAACAATGGGGAAGACTCCCGAGTGTGCAATAGTGTCTATCGGAGCTGTGATTTTCGATCCTAGATATAATGTTGTCACACAGGATAAGTTCTACACCGAATTAAACTGGCAAGCCCAGGATCGCTTCCTGTGTCCGGATACAACAGCTTGGTGGCAACGGCAGTCGCCTAAAGCTAAAGCCGCTCTAAACGGTTCTGAGGACCTTAGAGATCAGCTTATAGACCTCGCCTTTTGGCTACCGTCCGATTGCAAGGTATGGGGTAATGGAGCTACGTTTGACATCAGCATTCTAGAGAACGCCTACCGTCAACACGGCTTAGAGGTTCCTTGGAAGTTTTGGAATGTCAGGGATATGCGGACAATCAAGGATATGTACGAGTCAAGCCGAGGTGGTCTAAACAGAAAGTCAGGCGGGACTTTACATAATGCTTTGGATGATGCAAACTTTCAGGCAGAGTCAATCACCTACATGTGGAAAAGGCTCTTGACACCAACGGTCAAGTAAAAGAGGAGAACAGATATGCCGACATTAGCTGACATACGTAACCAAAGAACTCAACTCGTCATAGGTTGTTTGCTTGATGAGCTTGAGGATTTAGGTATATGGATTTATCACGTTAGTCAGCATGGATCTGTTTATCTTAAGTTTGAGGATGAGTCTTTAAGATCTATACGTGTAGCTGACCATCCAGGTCGTCAGAAGTATAGATACAAGTGGAACTTAGATCTTAAAGACTCAAAAAGCAAAAAGGTTAATGATAGAGGTATAGTTAGAAACTACTACGGTATTATGGACGTAGAGTCTCTAGTTCAAGATATAAGGTCTGCAGCTAATGGTTACTCAGACTTTTCAAACTTAGAGGATTAACAAATGACTAAGTCACAAACACTCACTTTAGATACAGTACGAGCTGTAATAGTAACTACTCGTAATAAGATGATCCGTGAAGGTATTTTAGACCCTAGCTTTTGTCTAGAAGCAAGATTCAGTAAGTCCGGCTGGCAACAAATCCAGGACGATCTTAACAATAAAGACCGACTGTCACCTGTAGAGTTGGAGTTTAAGACTCGGGGTACGATGTTCGGTGTAAAACTGGTTGAGTCTTTGAGCTTGATAAATCCAGGATTTGTGATTGTAGATACTATCTATAATAATCCTACCGGTTTAGCAGGTAATCTAGATTACATAAGAGGTTAGTATAATGAGGATCACAAGGTACGATCACCTCTTAGCCAGAGTTGAGTATCCAGCTGAAAGAGGTTATCGCATGGAGTCTTATCAGTTACCTAGCTGGATACACTTTACCATAACTGAGCAAGATGACAGTAAATGGGTAACTGTGTACTCTAGAATCCATGCAAACAAAGAGGTTAAGATGAATCCTACATATAGTAGTAAATTCACTGACCAGGAAATAATCAAAGACATGAGCGGTAAGATATCCGCTGCATTTTTATAAGAGGTTAAAGATGACTATAGATTACAAGAAATGTCCTATTTGTAAAAGCGTTTTAAAGTATAGTCGCAGAGCAGGCGAGCAGATTCAAAAGTGCGCAACCATTGGTTGTAAAGGATCTTCTAGTTGGTTAGAAGAATACGAGTGGGAAATGTTTGTTGACGATAATATTAAGGTTGAAACCATGAAAACTGAAGAATTGATGATGAACATAAGCGTAGACCGTGAAACTCTTAAAGCTTACGGTCTTATTCAAGCAGCTATTATCCACGCTAAAGGTATGGAAGCTCAGAATCAGTGGTATATACAGGAAGGTCAACATCCGATGTATACTCAGGATGATTTTTGGGCTGTTGCAGAGGAGATAAGAAAATTATCCATCAGTTTAACCTCTCCTGAAAATAACAAACCTCAACCCCAACCTATCCAGTACGACACTAACGTCAAAACGGAGGATCCATGTTAGATCCTTCTTTCAACGGCAACCTAGCTAATAAGGTAAGACACTACAGAACCAAAGCTGGTATAAGCCAGGAAGCTATAGCTGACAGCATAGGTATCAGTAGCAGCTCATACAGTCAAAGGGAGTTAGGGATAGTTAGCTTCCGCTGTGACGAGTTACACCTTATTGGTAAAATTCTGCTGATAAACTTTTTCTCAGAAATTTTACGATAAATGCTTTACTTCCTCTCTGAGATGGACAATAATGAATTCATCATCAGAGAGGAGAGTTAAAATGAAAGTACAACACTCACACGGCACAAGCATCGTAACTGGTACAACTTCAGAACTGGCTAAAATTGAAAAATGGATTGCACTAGCTAACTGTGAAGTGATGGTTGACGAATCAGAAGATGACGAAGTATACTTTGTAGTAGTTAGCAAAAGCCAGTACACTACTCAAGCTGAACGTCAAGCTGACTTCCAGGCTGCTAAAAAGTTAGCAAAATAAAATCACAAAAAGAGGACTTTTTATCACAAAAGTCCTTTACTTCTTTTCTGATATGATGAATAATTGTCTCATCTTAAACAGGAGAACAGCATGAACACTTACTACTCAGCTCACGGTGTCAAATTCTTTACCTACGGTGTCAAGACCAAAGAAGGCAAGAAGCTGTTTGGTCGCTTTGAGACCTCTGGTCGTAACGTATGGTTCCCAGTAGCGGAACTGTTTGAAACTAATCCTAAAGGAGAGTGAGATGCTACCATATCAAGTTCGTATGCAAGAAATCCGTGCTGAGTTCGTAGCCAAAAGAGCTCAGCGCTTACAAGAAGCTCTGCAGAATAACATCTGCTACAGCTGTGAGTATCAAGCAGACAAGCTGTTCAGCGTAAGTAACAGTCAGCCTATTTACTGCTCTGAGTGTCAAATGGAGCATGAATGCCGTGAGATGGATAACGTAGATTACAGTGATTGAGAGGTCAAAATGCGTACAAGTAAAATCCACTTTAAAATCCCACCTACAGCGCTGTGTCCTACGGGTTATGTTCCTATGAACGTACATGATGCAGCATCGGCAATGGACTACGCTCAGCGTAAAGGGTACGGAGTGTTGCTGCTGGAGGATGTGACTAAATATCCTGTTAATCTGATGGGAGGTTACTTCCAGTGTTGCGGTGTGATGTGTCCTAAGGATGAGCTCCAAAGCCGACTAGACAGCATGCAATCTGCTATAGACAGAGCTAACTATGCATTGACACAGCAAGACGTCCCTGTAGCCTTCCTGGAGCAGTTAAAAAGGGATTTAGCTGACCTCAGTTCAACTTAAAATTTACACAGCGCGTAAATTGATTTATATTGATGGTAATTATACCGGAGATATCAATTAACGTATGCCTTACAAGCCTATCACAATAGAGGATCTAAGAGCTCTCATCCACAAAGGTGAGGTTAAGGATCCTCTTGTCTTTTTAGAGTCTATAATGTCTGGGCAAGACCCTAGAAGACTATCTAGTATATATGAACTGATCATGGAGATAGATAGTTTTACCAACGGTGAACTGTCAAAAGAAGATTGGGCTGAGATAGTAGACCACGTTAATACTCGTTTCAAATATCATACCGTTAGTATGTCAGAATCAATTAATGCAGCTAAGACTATAGCTGAATACCTACATCCTAAGCGTAAGCAGATAGACATTGGTGGTAACAACACTGGTGCTACAGACCCTAGTCAGCAACCTTTGACAGCGGAAGAGATAGAGCTGTTTAAGGAGAAGTTCAATGACGAATTTTGATTCCAAAGAATCCAGCATAGACTTATGGTCTTATAACGAAAAGCGTATGCTCAAGTATATGCTACAGTCTGATGGTATCCAGTTTATGAGGTACTTTTTCAAACTACGTGAAGGTAACAAGATGCTGCTTAACTGGCATCACTTTGTGATAGAGTACGTACTACAGGCTGTTTTAGATGGTAAGATAGACCGCCTTGTGATAAACATTGCTCCAGGATATACCAAGACAGAACAAGCGGTTCTGAACTTTATAGCTCGTGGTTTGGCTTTAAACAGCAGAGCCAAATTCATTCACGCATCTTATTCTGGTGACCTAGCTCAGGAAAACTCCTCTAAAATCAAGGAAACTGTAGAGTCACAATACTTTCAAGAATTGTGGCCGATGCAAATAAGGGTAGACAGCAAAGGTAAGAAAAGATGGTTTACCGAGCTAGGAGGTGGTATGATGGCCGCGCCAGCTGGAGGTCAGATAACCGGTTTTAGAGCAGGTAGAATGGAACCTGGATTCACTGGTGCATTCGTAATAGACGATCCTGTAAAACCTGACGATGCTTATTCCTCAGTCAAAAGGCAAGCTATCAACAACCGTTTTAACAATACTATGCGTTCTCGTCTTGCCGTAGAGACTGTCCCTATGATAGTCATTATGCAGCGGATACACGAAGAAGACCTCAGCGGATACTTACTCAAAGGCGGTTCAGGTGACTATTGGCATCACCTTTTAATACCTACTCTGTTGACTGAAGAGATCATAAACAGACCTTATCCTAAAGAGTACAGTCACGGAAAACCTATAAGTATAGAGGGTATCCTCTCAGCGCTGCACGGAGGAGAAGAATATGTCTTTTAAATTGACACCGGAAATACTTAGAAGAACATTAGACTACAACAAGCAAACAGGCTTATTCACTTGGAAGATAGAACCTTACCATCATTCCTGTAAGTTTAAAATAGGAGATCAAGCCGGACATAAGGCTGGTAAAGGTTATATCTCCGTAAAGCTTTTTGGACAATCTTATGCAGCTCATAGATTAGCTTATTTTTACGTTTTAGGTTTTTGGCCTGAGGATCAAATAGACCATAAGGATCAGAATAAGTCTAATAACAGTTGGTATAATTTAAGAGAATGTAGTAATAAAATTAATCATCACAACAAACCTAAACAATCTAATAATAAGTCTGGTGTAACCGGAGTGTTGTGGAAAGAACGTATAAATAAGTGGATAGCCTATATAACTATCGAAGGTAAGAAAACTCACTTAGGATCTTTTACAAGTAAAGAAGAAGCTATAAAAGTAAGGTTAACTGCAGAAAAAGAGCATGGATATTATTGCAATCATGGTAAGAAGCTTATTTCTGAGTCCTCAGAGGAGCTCTACTATGCTTTTTAACTCCGAAAATATAGCAACGTATGTACCCCGTAAATTGGTTGCTGGGAGTCCGCTTTGGCCGTTTAAACAGGACTTAGAGCAGCTCTCAACTCTGTTTAAAGGCGATCCATATACCGCTGCAAGCCAATATCAGCAAAACCCTAAACCGGCCGGTGGTGGTATGTTCAAAGACAGTTACTGGAAGTACTACGACATACTACCACCTGACATAGACCTGATAAGGATCTATGGGGATACAGCTCAAAAGACTGCTGAGCGCAATGACTTTAGCGTATTCCAGTGCTGGGCTAGATCACGTACCAAGGGTATATTCTTGATAGACCAAGCTCGCGGTAAATGGGAAGCTCCAGAGCTTGAGTCTAAGCTGGTTGAGTTTTGGTCAAAGCATAAGCCAAACCAGTTTAGACCGTTTGGTGCGCAGATTGTCAAGATAGAGGATAAATCTTCTGGTAGTAGCTTGATACAGTCTATCAAAAAGGACTATATGATCCCTGTGGAACCTATCCAGCGTAACACGGATAAAGTCTTACGGGCTATGGGTGTGGTCAAGTACTTTGCAAGTGGATACATTCACATACCTAGAGAAGCTGATTTTGTTTTTGATTACAAAGAGGAGTTTTCAAAATTTACTCCTATGATGACTCATAAACACGACGATCAGATAGACCCAACAATGGACGCAGTGGAAGACCTATTGGTGTTTGAAGACATGATATATAGTAAAGGGTCAATGTGATTTGATTTAAATCTTCTAAAACCGAGAAAGGGTTAGTTTAGGGGTAAAATCATTAGTTATTAATGCAGGCTAAATAAAAACTGAAATAAAAATTTTTATATATGTGTTAGGTCAGGACGATTTCACCCCTAAACTAACCCTATCCAAAAGGTGAGTAAAAATGTCAAAAGAAAATTATCAAGCGGCAACAATCCTGGAAGATGCCGAGACTAAAGATGGTTTGGAAAACCTGATAGCTCAGTTAGGTACAGAGCAGGATAAAAGACATCACAGCAAGTTTGTCAATAACAAGCGTCTGTCAGATCCTGGTAACAGGCAAGAGCTAGATGCACTTTACCGTACAGACTGGTTAGCTGGTAAAGTCGTTGACATTATCCCTAATGATATGACAAGGGAGTGGAGACTATTTACCAAAGTTGAAACCGCCACTGCTGAGATGTTAAGAAGTGAAGAAGATCGTCTAGGTGTAGTGCATAAGTTTAATCTCGCTCATAAATGGGCTAGACTTTACGGTACTGCATTTATTGTGCTTGCTGTAGACGACGGTTTAGAACCTGATAAACCTCTAAACATAGCTAGTATCAAGAAAGGCGGTTTACGTCACATAAATGTAATAGACCGTCACCGCATTAGTACTGGAGATCAGACTCCTATCGCCGATCCGATGAATTCTAAATTCGGTATGCCTGAGTTCTACCGATTCGCAGAGACCTCGGTGCGTATACATCACAGTAGAGTTTTGCGCTTTGACGGCGTACAACTACCTTACGACGAGTTTAGACGTAACAATTACTTCTCAGACTCGGTTTTAGATCGCCTATACGACTCGCTGATTAACTTCAATACGGTTACTCAGGGTACAGCTAGTATGGTGTTTGAGACTAACGTAGATATTGTTAAAGTTAAAGGTCTTATGCAATACTTGCAGACTGCAGAAGGTGAAGCTTTACTGCGCAAGCGTTTTACATTAGCCGGTATGCTAAAAAGCTTTAACAACATGATGCTCCTGGACAACGAGGAGGAGTTTCAGACCAAGACCAATACCTTTGCTGGTTTACCTGACCTTATTGCTCGCTATGGTCATATTTTGGCGTCTGCAGCGGACGTACCGGCTACTCGTTTACTTGGTGAAGCCGCCAGTGGATTCAATGCGACTGGTGAAGGCGACCTTAAGAACTATTACGACAAAATCAAAGCTGATCAGATAACTGAATATAAACCTAAGTTAGATTACTTTGACGATATCATGGCTGCTAGTCTAGGTTTATCTGAAAATTTAGATTTGTCTTACGACTTTAAGCCGCTATTCCAAATGACTCCTGAACAGCAGGCTACTTTAGAGAAGACCCGAGCTGAACGTGATAAACTATACTATGATATGAACGTTATCGATGAAGTTATCATAGCTAAAGAGTTACAACAGGACAGCACGTACACTAACGTGACTGAAGAGTATGTTAAAGAATTAGAGAGCTACGTCAATGAGCAACCTGAAACCCCTACCGAAGTTGATGACCCTAAGATTGCAGAAGAAGCTCCAGAAGAGCAAGCAGAAACAGGTGAGGACAGCTAAGGCTCCGAGGTCTGCTGAAGTAAAGTATCGTAATACGCTCTATGCTTTAGTAGAGCGTTTAAAGCGAGACACCAATACTATTGTTGTACCTTTGCTAAAACAGTTAGAAGCAGATTATGTTAACGACGCTTATGCAAAGACGTTATCAGAAGCTTTTGACCGTCTGCGCAATGGTTATATCAACATAGATAAAAATGCAAGAGTCATATCTGAGTCTTTCACTCAAGATGTTGATAATCAGCAGAAACAAAGATTTTATGCAGCTATGGAAGAAGCTGTAGGTGTGAATTTACAATCAGTCATACAGAAAGACAATGTAGAAGATGTACTTGTCTCTATGACTCGAAGCAACGTAGCTCTTATAAGATCTATACCTGAAGAGTACTTTAAAAAGATAGAGAGTATGATTTGGACTAATGTCACCCAAGGTACTAAAGCTACCTCTATGATAGAAGAACTTCAGCAGATAGGTAACGTCACTGAGAAAAGAGCTAGGTTAATAGCTAGAGATCAAACAGCTAAATTGAACTCAGCTCTTAATCAGCAGCGCCAGCAGAATCTAGGGATAGAAGAGTACGTATGGCGTACATCAGGCGACGGAGACAGAGTAAGAGAGACTCACAGAGAGAATAACGGTAAGACTTTCCGCTGGGACGATCCACCAGAAACAGGACATCCAGGTGAGGATATTCAATGCCGGTGCGTAGCTATACCTATTATAACGCTATAAAGCTTTGAGTAATTTCCATCATAAAGTTGTTTTTACCGGCAACATGATTTAATATTGATTCAAATTTCAAGGGTGCTGTCAATGTTTTTAAAAGACCGTCTTAACATCACTACCGAACGCCAGTATACTGACGAAGGATTCTTGATAGTCCCTGCTCGTATATCTCGTACTGGTATACAGGATTATCTAGCTGTTGAGATGGGTCTTACAGATAGAGAACCTGATTCTATAGTAAGAGTATGGCGTCCTGAAGAAGAGGTTTTCTCAGAACAGTCTTTGTCATCTTTTACTAATAAACCTGTCACTAACAATCATCCCCCTGTCTTAGTAGACGCCAGCAACTCCAAGCTATATTCTGTCGGTCACGCTGGAGCTACTGTTGACAAAGATGGTATGTACGCCAAAACTGTCCTTTATATCACGGACGCAGAATCCATAAAAGCAGTTGAATCTGGAAAGGTTGAACTGTCTAATGGATATACCGCTGATATAGATTGGACTCCAGGAGTTACTCCAGACGGTGAGCAATATGACGCCGTACAGAGAAACATCAAAGGCAATCACATTGCCATTGTAGAACGTGGTCGCGCTGGACCTGCTTGCAGAGTGGCCGATAACCTACCCGATAACGGAGAAATAGTCAAAATGGCTAAAGTTACCATTGATGGGGTTGACTTCGAAGTGTCTGAACAGGCTGCGCAGGCAGTATCAAAACTGCAAGCGCGGATCTCAGATACCGAAGCCGAACTCGAAAAGAAAGACGAAGAGTTAGAAAAGAAAGAAGACGAAATGGAAGAAGAGAAGAAAGACTCTGAAGAAGAGAAAGAAACTCTGAAAGCCCAAGTCGATTCTTTGAAGGCTCAGATACCGACTGCTGATACTTTGGATAAGATGGTTGCCGATCGTACTGCTTTAATAGCTACTGTTACGACTGTTGCTCCTGATATCAAATGGCAAGGTAAAGACGCTAAGACTTTGAAACGTGAAGTAGTAGCTCTTATGCGCCCTAACGTTCAAATGGATAGCGTGACAGATGCTTATGTTGACGCCAGCTTCGATTTGATCGTTGAACAGATCGCAGGTGATCCTCAGATTAGCCTGGATAAAGCTTTGGCCACTCAGGTTACTAAACCTGTAGAGACCAAAGACAACCGTCCTGCAGACGTCATTGCTCGTGAGAAAATGATGGCTGACAGTCGTGATATGTGGAAGAAAAAAGGAGCGAATAAATAATGAGCGCACAAACTTCCTATTCAATGAGACAACCTCGTGCCTATGCTGGTTTGATTTACGCTCAAGCTCCGCACGATATTGTCAGTCGTAAAGTAGAAACTGTAGATGGTATTCCTTTTGGTGCAGCGGTTAGCCGTGGTACTGACAAAGAAAATCAGGTTGTTTTAGGTGGTGCTGATTTTCTGGGTATTACTATCCGTTCTTTAGATAAAGAAGGTGCAGCCAACACAGGTGCTATCCGTTGGAATCAAAAAGAATCTGCCGGTGTTATCCGCAATGGTTATGTATGGGTGGTTTGTCCTGCTGGCTGTGTTGCTGGTGCTGCTGTAAAATACGTCAATACTACTGGTGTGCTTAATGCAGGTGCAGCCGGTGCAGGCGAGACCAACTTGGTTGGTGCTAAGTGGGAAACAAGCGCTGCTGCTGGTGAGTTGGCTGTTATCCGTATCGAAACCTCAGCTACTACTGCTGGCGTATAAGGGGAACTGAAATGAAGAAATTTACACTTCGCGACGGTTCAGTGGCTACTTTTGATGGAGCCAATGTATCTGTTGTACAAGGTGATAAGCGTATCACTTTAGATGGTGCTATCAACACCGCTTTACATACCGGCTATTTGGATGCTGACGGCGCTTTCTTTTTCCAGCGCCAGCTTGAGCACATTAAAGCTCGCAGCTACGACGTCCGCTATCCGGAACTTAAAGCTCGTACATTATTCCCTGTGTCTAACGAAGGTGGCGCTGGTATCACCAGTATCACTTACCGCACTTACGATCAGTCTGGTGCTGCTAAAATCATCAACGCTTATGCTGATGACTTACCTCGTGCTGACGTTGCTGGTAAAGAAACTACTATACCTGTACGCTCTGTTGGTATCTCGTTCGGTTACAACTTGGACGAAATCAACTCCTCTGCAATGACCGGTGCTCAGCTGGATCAGCGTCGTGCTAATGCTGCTCGTCGTTCTAACGAACAAGTTGTTAACGATGTAGCATTCTACGGTGATTCAGATTCTGGTCTTCCAGGTCTGTTTAGTAATCCTAACATTCCAACCGGTGCTGTTGTGAATCCTGGTTCTGGTACTGCATGGTCTACTAAGACTCCAGAGCAGATCCTGTTTGATGTTAACGATCTTTTCGCCGACATTTTTGAAACTACTAAGATGGTCGAGCGCGGTAATACGCTGCTGTTACCTCCATCTCAGTGGTCTTATATTATGTCAACTCCGCGTTCTATCAACAGCGATACCACTATTGCTCAGTATCTGGCTCAAAACAGCCCGTACCTGAACAGTATTGACGATATCATCCCTGTCAACGAATGTGCTGCTGTTAACAATCCTTTGTTGAGCACTGACGCTATGGTAGCGTACGACCTGAACCCTGACAAGCTACAACTGGAAATCCCAGTAGAGCTGGAAATGTTACCGGTTCAGCAGAAGAACTTGGAATTTGTAGTTCCAGGACGTTCGCGGTTAGGTGGTTTGAACATCTACTATCCGCTGTCTTTAGCTATTGCAACGGGGATTTAAGTCATGGCCGGGATCTTAAATAAAACCGCTCGTCAATTTAACTTAAAGTGTATCACTAAACAGGGGCATCGTGTTATTGTACGTATTGCTCCTGGATTCAACGTGGTTAATGACGAACACTGGGAAGCTTTTGTTCCTAAAAGTGGAAAGGGCATAGACCCTTATGTTGCAGAGCTTAAGAAGTTAGGTCATCTGGATTATGGTGATCACGTCAACGACTTAGAGTTAGAAATGGATCCAGATACTGTTTCCAAATCTCGCTCTGAGCCAATGGCAGTATTAACTGCTCAGCTGGAAAAGGCTTCTAAAGACGCAGAAGACAATCTTAACATTGCGAACAAGCATAAAGCCGAAGCTGAAAAAGCTCAAGCTGAAGCTGAAACTGCTAAGTTAGCTCTTGAAAAAGCTCAGATGGAACTGGCTCAATTAAAAGCAGCTAACAAACCAGCCGTAACTGATAAGAAGTAAAATACAAAAGAACCCTGATACTAGGGTTCTTTTCAATTAAGTATTACTCAGTATTTAATTGAAAAGAATTATAAGGATGAGAAGTTGAGTAATAACGACAATCTCAGAGGTTTAGAATCAATGGAACAGTTTTCTATAGCTAGACTTTGGAAATTGTTAGACTCTATGCAAGATAAGCTGACTAACATCGACAGTCAGCTTAAAGAAGTTGTGCGTCTTGAAGAAAGAGTTAATAATCATGATCACGCTCTGTCAAGATACGGTAATAGATTAGACAACCACGATATTAGACTTAGAGAATCCGAATTATGGCAAGCTAATCATGGAGATAAAGCTACCATAGAAAGAATAATAAGCAATGTACAAGAAAACATCAAGGCGGTGAGTGACAAAGTGGATGTTATAGAGCATCAACTTGATGTAGGTAAAGGTCACAAAGATATAGGTAAGGAAGCTTTAAAGTGGTTAGCTGGATTGCTTTCTGCTTTGATAATATTCTTACTAACTAGAGGTTAACATGACCGCAACAGTAGCTGATATCCGGTTAAGATTTGAAGAGTTCTCAGATGTAGATATGTACTCTGACGTAAAAATACAGATGATGATTGAAGATTCTATCTTAGTTTATATGGGTGATCAAGAATCTCGCTGGTGCGGTAAGTACAACTATGCTCAGGCTTATCTGGTAGCTCATTTATTAAAGTCCGCTACGGATTCTGCAGCCGGTGACAGTAACAGTAAATCCGGTTCTATAACCAGTAAATCAGCTGGCGGTGTTAGTGTGACAAGAGGTTCTGTAGCTAAAGACAGATCTGATCAAGACGACTTTTTGTCAAGTACTTCTTATGGTCAGCAATTCCTTATAGTTAGGCGTTCTTGCTTTGCCGGTGTACTGGTTGCAAGCGGATTATGAAATCCAAGACTAAAGTTCTTAAGAGACCAGAAAAGGCTATAAAAGAGCTTGAGAAGTTAGGTTCTCTTTTACAAGGACCGACATCTGTAAAAGTAGGCTTACCAAAAGGTTCTAATCCTTATCCTGACGGAACTAGCGTTATAATGGTAGGTACAGTACATGAGTTCGGTAGTCCTGCTAGAGGAGTTCCCGCTCGTAGCTACCTCAGAAGCACATTAGTCGAAAGACGTAAAGAATATCGTGAGATGATAGGTAAACTAGCAGGTCATATTATATCTGGTAAGATGACAATGGATAAAGCTTTAGATCTACTAGGTATAAAAGTCCAAGGAGATGTCCAGATGAAAATAGAGACTATCAAAGAACCTGCTTTAAAATATAGAGAAGGTAATCCTCTAATAGATACAGGCCACTTAAGACAATCTATAACTTATCAGGTAGGTGAGTAATGCCTATTAATGTATCCGAAGCTTTAGACTCCGACACTGCTATACTAACTGTAGTTGAGCGGAAAGGATTAGGTAGTTACGTAGACGGCGTTTATGTTAAAGCTCCTGATTCGCTTTTTAAAGTTCTACTTAGTCCTCAACAACCTACCCCAGAAGAAGCAATGGTTTTACCGGAAGGTGAGCGGAACAAAGATATGTTCAAGTTTATATGTAATAAACTTCTAAGACCTACTATAGATAAAGACAACATACAAGCCGACCGAGTTAAGTATAATGGTAACTGGTATAAGATAATACGAGTAGAAGGTTGGATTGTGTTTGGTCATTGTATAGCTTATGGAGTAAGAGATTAATGATACCTTCTGATGCTATAAATAAGTTAATTCGGGACACTGTTAACTTGCTTTTATCTTCTCCAGGATACACAATAAAAGCCAAGCAAAAAGATGCTCCTAGACCGATAGGTGCTTATGCTGACGTAGATGTCATGCTAGACACTGCTGTAGGATGGGAAGAGCATACACTAACTGATAATATTGACGATCCTGATATTACAGAAACTATAAGAGGTTATAGAAAGCTTATGATCTCTTTAAATTTCTACAGGGATAACGCTTACGATAATGCTCGTAAGGTTAAGATAGGATTAGTAAGAGAATCTATACAGTCTTTATTTTCAGCTGCTGGGTTAGGTCTTCTAACTAGATCTGACGTTAGAGAAATAGACGAGCCTTTAGAAAACGGCTGGGAAGAAAGATCACAATTTGATATTGTGTTAAGTACAGTGAGTACAGATACAGATATAATAAGATCTATACAAGTTCTTAATATTGAAGGTGAATATCAAGCTCGCGGTTTAGTTTATAATTTTAATATAGAGGTGCAATAACATGACAATTCCAGTTTCTACAGTGGTTAACGTCAGCATTGCAGTAGGTGCGACTTTTCCAGCAAGAGCAGGGTTTGGCACTCTCAATATCATCACCGCAGAAACTGGTGTTATTGGGGTTGCTGAGCGTATACGTTCTTATTCAAATCTGGACGGCGTTACCGCTGAATGGCCTGCTGATTCTGAAGTAGTGAAAGCTGCTTCTGCTTATTTCGGTCAACAACCTAAACCAACTCAATTAAGAGTTAGTACTCGCTATCCAACAGCTCAGTCTGCTCAATTACGAGGTGGTAGTTTTGTTGACGAGGATGCTTCTCTACTATTATTAGAAGATATCGTCGCCGGTTCTTTTAGTATTAATATTGACGGAACTAGCAAAGATATAACTGGTTTAAATTTTAGCGGTATTACTGACTTTAGTCAAGCAGCCGGTATAATCCAAACAGCGTTGCGAGCAGTAGCTACAGGTGGTTTTACCTTAGCAACTTGCGTGTTTTCAGGTGGTCGGTTCTTAATCGGTTCTGGTACTACTGGGGATCTCTCTACAATCAGTTTTGCAGCGCCAGCGGCCAGCGGTACAGACATCAGTGAGCTTTTACGTTTGCGTCAAGGTTTAGCTACTAAAGCTAACGGCATAGCGGCTGAGACTATCACAGCAAGCTTAAACGCGATTCAAAACGTGAGTACAGACTGGTATGGCTTTATATTCACTAAAGAAGTCCGCGATGGTGTTCAAATCAACGGTGAAGATGCAGTGGTTGCGGCTGCTACATGGGCTGAAGCTCGTACTAAAGTATTTGGAAACACTACTAATAACCCAGATGCTTCCGATTCTGTTACGACTAACGATATCGGTAGTGTTCTTAAGCTGGCTAGTTATCGTCGTACCATTACTACTTTCAGTTCTTATCCTGACCAGTATCCCTCTGCGTCTGTTTTGGGTCGTGCTTTTACCGTTAACTTTGGTCAGCCTAATAGTACTATTACTCTGAAATTTAAACAACTTCCAGGTATTACAGTTGAAAGCATCACTCAAGGTGAAAAAGCGGTATTAGACAGTAAGAATATCAACTGTCTAATTAGTGTAGGTGCTAGTGTGATGTTCGCAGAGTCTAAAATGGCTAGTGGTGTTTTCTTTGACGAAGTGCATGGTTTAGATTGGTTAGAAAATGCAATCCAAACTAACGTCTTTGGTTACATGTTAACCCGTACGACTAAAGTGCCGTATACCGACAAAGGTACTGCTTCTTTAGAGCAGCAAACTATCAAAGCTCTTGACGAAGCAGTCCGTAACGGTTTAGCGGCTCCAGGAACTACAATCGACGGTGAGTTCTTACCGAAAGGGTACATTACAGTAGTGACTCCAGTAGCTGAAGTAAACCAGTCGGACAAAGAAGCTCGATTCTACGGCGGTTTGAGTTTTACTATCTTAGGCGCTGGTGCTATACACGGCGTTCAGATCAATGGTACTTTTGAGCGCTAAGGAGCGATTGAATGAAAGATTATAGCTTTTTAAATACTCTCTTACTGGTCAACGGTGTTGAGATGCAAGGTTACGACGAAGGTGACGACGTTATAACCTTAGAGCGACTGTCAGACTCAGCCGCTCATAAGATTGGTACAGATGGTGAAATGACTGTATCTATAAGCGCTGATCGTAGCGGTTCAGTTCGTTTCCGCTTGATGCAAACCTCTACAAGTAATCGCTTGCTTTCAGGTTTGATATCTTCTCAGGAAAACGGTGCTTTCATACCTGTCTTTGTACAGTTTAAAGATACCAAAGGTTTTGACTTAGGTAGCGGTACTCAAGGGTATATTCCTCGTCCTGCTGCAATGGTACGCGGTACTAACGCTAACGCTCAGGAATGGGAAATTGTAGTAGAGCGTTTGGATATGCTTCACGCAGGATCTTAAAGTTTTTCCGAGGAGGAACAAAAGCGTTTCAAAAATCCCGGCCTACTTGGGACGCTCCTCCTCGGATCTTTAACTCGGCAGGGTAAACTTTCGGGAGTTTATAATGGCTTGTAAAACAGAATCAAAACAAATAGGCGATAACGAGTTCAGTGTAACTCAGTGGCCAGTAGATAGAGCTTTGATCACTAAGATCAAGTTAGTTAAGATATTTGGAGCAGCTTTTGCTTCTATGGCTAACTCTGAAGATACCAAGTCTAAAAGCAAATCAGGAGAAGGTAAAGCTTTCTCTGAAGGTTTGTCTATCTTATTCTCAAGTTCTAATCCTGAAGAGATTGCTGCTATTATAAAGCAATCGGTATTGGGCGTTGCCTGTAACGGTGCTCGTATAACAGAGACTACTTATAATGAGTTGTTCTCAGGTGACAATATGATGGATCTTTACAAAGTTTTCTTATTTGTATTGCAGGTAAATTACTCAAATTTGTTCAAAGGCCAGTTGGCAGATCGACTTCTGGCCAAAGTGAAGGAAAACCTTTAGACAGAAAGAGATTCCCTAATGTAGATCTTATGTTACACAGACCTCTATTAGTGGATCCTCCGATGTGTAGCTTGAGAGAGTTACAAGACGGAACATATTCAATAGACGATCTATTAATGATGCATGAGATAATAGATCTAAAAATTAGCTTAGCTCCTAAGCCACCAAGAGGTAAATAATGTCTTCTTTACTTGACGAACTGTTAGTCGGTCTAGGATTTGAATATGATCCTAAGGAGATGTCCGACTTCAAAAAGGATATAGACGGTAGCGTCAACCTAGTAAAGAATCTCACTAAAGCAGTAGTAGGAGCTGCTACTGCTTTAACTGCTTTAGTTGTAACCAGTACAAAAGCATCTGACGAACAAGGTAAGTTCGCAAATGAAATAGGTATATCGGTAGAGATGTTAGATGCTTTACAGTTCTCTTTAGTGAGATCTGGCGGCTCTGCTGACGGTATGAGCTCTTCCCTTAAGAGTTTTAGTAAAAATATAGCCGATGCTGTTATGGGATCAGGCTCAGGGATAGAAGCTTTTGGTAGATTAGGAATATCTATACAGGATGCTAACGGTCAGCTCAAACCTACTTCTGATTTGTTATTAGAAGTTTCTGAACGGATGCAAGGTCTAGATCGTAGACAGCAAATAGAGTTAGCTGACAAATTAGGACTCTCAGACTCTTTAAGATTATTGCAGCAAGGACCAAAAGCAATAAGAGAGCTTATCAACGAAGCCGAAGCTTTAGGTAACACCACTGCTGAAGATGCTGCTATAGCAGCTGAGTTCCAAGACAGCCTTACTAATCTATGGAAGATAATAAAGGATTTATCTAGATCGATATCTAGAGAGTTAGCTCCTATGATGACTGAGTTAGTTTCCACTTTTACAGACTGGTGGAAAGCCAATAGGGATATCATCCAGCAGAAAATACCAGAGTGGATAGACAAATTCACTCAAGCTTTAAAATTACTTTCTATAGCTGTAGCTGTATTTATAGGTTATAAATTAGCAGCTTACTTTGTGACTCTAATAGGTCTTATCAAAGGAGTCACTGTAGGCGCTCTGCTAATGAACGCAGCGATGTTTATTTTACCAATGCTAATAGCAGGTATAATAACAGCGATAGGCTTGTTAGCAGAGGATGCTAAGGTATTCTTCGAAGGTGGAGAGTCTTTTATAGGTTCTATGCTTGAAAAATATCCTCAATGGGCTGACGAAATAAGAGTAGTTGCTGCTTTGTTTGCCACTATAGCTGACTTAACCGCTAAGATTTTCGAAGGTTGGGGTCACATAATGGATATAGTCAAAGGTGACACCAAACTAAAAGATTTATGGGAAGGTTTGAAGTTCTCAGTTGGTATAAAACCTAAGTCAGATGTAGAGTTGACAGAATCAGCTCTTATGATTCAAAGAAACGTAGGTGGTCCAGAAGCCGTCAAAAGAGCTGCTGAGATATCCGCTCTTTTTGGAGGTCTTAGTTCCGCTGGTTCTTTACAAGGTTTTGAAAATGAAGATCTAAGCTTTTTAGGCTCTCCTACCTCTAACAACTCTAGGTCTATAAATGTTGACCGAGTAGAGATATCTGTTAATGGTGGTTCAGATAGCGCTGAAACTATCGCTAACAGTGTTTATAATATGTTCCAGCAAGCTGCTGAGGACTTGGAAACTCCGGTGGATCAATAATATGGCTTTTGAAAATCTATTTATAAGAACCAAAAAGTCTATAGGTGGTGTTCAGTTAGATGCTGTGTTAAGCGAGACTCACAATACATCGGTTAGAACTACTGATAATCCTGTAGAGTTAGGAGCGGATATAACTGATCATTCTATCGTAGAACCTATACAGCTAAAGATAGTAGCAGAAGTCAGCGATACTCCTTTAGGCGGTGCAGCTTTTAGCCAGATAGTCGATTTGGTAACAGGTCTTTTTGGAAGTTCTACTGCTTCTAACGTAACTCGTAGTAACGCTGCTTATAACGCTTTAGTTCAAATACAAAATGCTCGTGAGCCGATTGACGTTCAAACCAGATTAAAACTGTATAAAAATATGTTGATAACTAATATCAACGTAACTCAGGACAAAGATACATCTCGTATCGTCCGTATGAACATAGAGTTAAAAGAAGTTATAATTACTTCCTCAGTTGTGGTACAATTAAGCGCTGAACAATTAGCTGCTGGTTCACCTAAAGAGCAAGCTCAGTCGGCTGTTAGAAGAGGTCGTCAAGAAGCTAAGCCGGTAGCAGAAGCGACTAATAAATCAGTATTAAAATCAGTTATAGACTGGGTAGGTGGATAATGATAGAAATACCCTTAACTAACGATCCAGAGCAGATATTTTCTATACGTCTTAATAACGTCAACTATGATTTTAGAGTTATCCTTAATTCCAGAGCTAATAACGGTAGAGGATTATGGACTGTAGATATAAGTAGACAGGGTGTAGATATAATATCAGGATTGACTCTTGTCTCAGGTGTAAATATTGTTTCTCAATACAACCTACCTTTTACTAATCTATTTATGGTTAATCTTAACAATCCTGAATTAGATCCAACTAAAGCTAATTTCGGAACTGGTT